TTTTGATCATCAGTATAGATAGTACTACCGGATCTGAAAACAAATAATTCTGAAGTATTAGAATCATACAACCAACAGCCAAAAGTGCCTTCAATTTCTTGCAACGCTGCTTTGAGTCCTATCTTATCTACTATAGGTAGAATAATACTACTATCGACTTCATTAACAGTTTTATCTGGTAGGTGTTTATTATATTTTGTTTTTAGTTTTTCGAAATTACTTAATACCCCGTTATGAGCTAAGTACATACCTTTATACTCAAAAGGGTGAGTTGTTTCTTTAGAGAATTCTCTTTTAGTAGAAGTAGGTGACTGAACATGACCTAGATAAAAAACAGTATCATCTTCAAATTTTAAATCCCTTTCAAAGTCAGTATCCTTAACAACCTTAACTTTATTGTTAATGCAAAACTTAATCACTCCAT